CGACCCGAATTCGCGGATCAACAAATCTCTTCGGGCATGGGATTGCTGACATGAAATCCAAGGCGCACCCCGGCTTTAAGGCCGTTCAACAGAAGATTGCTGAAAAGCAAGGAATTCCAATGGACCGTGCCGGAGCCATTCTTGCAAGTTCCAGCCGCAAGGCATCTCCTGCCGCCAAAAAGGCCAATCCCAACCTCAAGAAGGTAAAGGGTCAGCCAAAGTCCATGCGTGGCATGATGGGTATGTGACGTGCTAAACAGTATGTACAAGGACATCAACCATTTGTCTATGCCGAAATTACTTGGCATGGAACGCAAGGAACACGGGCTGCGCAAGAATCCCACCAAGGGACAGCTTGCCACCATGGAGATGAAAGAACACGGCCTCAAAAAGAAGCCGTCGATGAGCCAGCTCCTTAAGATGGAATCCAAGGAACATCGCAAGGACGGCGAGTGGGTGATCGGTCGAGGACACGAAGGAAACGCGAGGAAATCCAATGGCAAAATGCGCTAATTGTGGCTGTCAGATGAAGGGTGGTTCCTGCCCCGAATGCTCCAAGAAAAGCATGTCCGGACTTATGGGCATGAAGAAAGGCATGAAGGAAGGTATGGACAAGGGTATGAATGGCAAGGGCTATGGTGGCAAGATGCCTCCGCGTGCTGGGCGAGGTCGCTGATGCCACGAGGTGTACGCAAGCAGGTGCCATCTGAGGAAGAAGTAAAGCAGGTTTTGCCTAATCAGCCACAGGCGAAACAACTTCCCATGCAGGGCATGCGCAGGTTGCAGCAGGCAAGGCGAATGGCCGGCATGCAAGGCATGGCTATGAACAACCTTATGAACATGAAGGCGCGTCCTTCGGCATATGGTTCTGGCAGATCGATAGATATGTAACATGAACGAGAAAGATCAAGCAGGTCGAACCGCAATCAACAATGCCCTTGCCGCAATACCGGTAATAGGTGCGTTGCCAGCTGCGCAATCAATTTTTGACTACTATCGAACTCGTGATATTGGTCGCGGTGCGATAGCAAAACAAAAAGCCCAAAACCTGTTTGATCTTCTTGTTGGCGAATTTCCTGAATATACAGATACATCTACAGGCACATTTTATCCGGCTGGACTTGGTTTTAAGGATAACGCTGTAGATGCTTTCATGGAAAGTATTGGCAAAAGTCCAACGAGTCTGTTGCCTGAAATTCAAGCTGCTTACGGGCTGGCGCAACCTAGAGGTGCGTTTCCATCGTTGCCTCGTAGTAACGATTTCAGAATGTCTCCGCAAACAGCAAAGATATTGCGGATGCTTGATAACCTCGCAAATATCGAAACATCTGGACTGCCGCCTGAATTGGCTAAACAGTTGTCCGCAGCTGCAACTGACATCCGAGGTCGCAACATTGGCGCACCTTTGTTTGGTAAAAAACGTGGCGCTTATTTGCGTGGATTGAAAGAATCAAACATGGGCGTCGTGCAAGACTTAATGGATCAGCTTTCAAAGCTTGATTCAGAAAGCCTTGCATATGACATTCCTGCAAATGCAGTGCCGGACAATTCGCCTTTTTCCGAATATCGTTCAATGCTGGAAAATCGTGCGCCGCGACGGTTGCCTGTTCCAACGGCAGTAATTCAAGGCGACAATCCGTTAGAAATGACTGTAGCGCAACAAGAACGTTTGATGGGTGAAAACGCCATACGAGAATTGGAAAAACTGCCAGCAGATCGAAGGCCCGGTTGGTTTCGCAAGTTCAGTGGCGTGCTAGGTGGAATGCCCGCTTTCTCAAATGTTGGAAAGATTGCTGTCAAGCCAACGCTAAGGAGCAAGGCTTTGACCGCTGGAGGTGTTGTTGCCGGCGTTGGTGGAACATTGCTTTACAACAAAGTAGCTAGAACCAAGGCGGCAGAAGAGGCAGCGGCAGAAGCGAAAAAACGAGCTGGTACTGCAGAACAAGTAATGGCCGGTGCTGCCAATCCTCCTGCAAGCAAAGGGGTTGGAACTCGATTAGACCAACTTACGGGTCGCGATTTGGTAAGCATTAATCCTCAATTAGATGAAACATATGCGGATGTTTTGTTGAAACAGATTCGGAAACGAATGTCTGAAGGAAGCACCGTCGACCAAGTTTTAAATGCAAACGCAACAACCGCTGAATGGGTTCCGTACATTAAAGCTTTTAAAGGCACACAGGCGTACAAAGGTTTGAAATGAATCCTTTATTGAAACTTATCCTAAAGGGTGGTGGTGCATTAGGCGTGCCGGCATCTATGAGCTTTTTTGGCCCACAGATTCCGTCAGAAAAACTGTTTAATCAGTTTCAAGATCAATTTGACCCAACCGGTGCCAATGCTACACGAAATAGAACTATTTTAGATCTAATTTCTACTGCGTTGGGAGAAGGCGCAGGAATTGATATAGGTGAAAGTGAGCGCCCAAATCCCATACGGGATCAATTCCTAGCTGGAATGAGCATGGCTGGTTATGGGCAAGGAGCTCGACTAACACCTGATCAGTATAAAGGTGCTGAAACTATGCGTCGCGGTGCCCTTGATCAAATGGCAGTAGAACGCATGTTGGATGCTGAAGCACGACGCCAATATTTGGCAACTGATAAAACTTGGAAGGCTATTGAAAGTGGATTGTCAAAACAAGTTGCAGACTTAAATCGCGCTGCCGATGCATGGAAGCAACTGAAGAAATCCCAAGGTGTCACACCTACCGTAAAACAGATTGCTGACTTTAGGCGCAACTGGTTGTCGGGCAAACCGAATTATGCGGATATTCTTCGTGGACGAGGATTTGGCAGGCCCACTACAGGCATGCCGGAAAACTATCCCATGAAATGGGAATCCACTTTCGCTAATGCGGAAAAATTGCCGGAAGGCGAAATATATGGATGGGGAGGCCGCCCGATACCGCCGTACATTCGTTGAGTACGTGTTAAAATAATGACGTTATGTCAGAAATAATTGAGAAGGATGGTGTAAGGTACCGAAAGTTTGGCAACTCTCACGTAAAGTTGTGCAAGGGTTTTGCTTCTGCTGATGAAGGCAGGCGACCATGCAACAGGGCTGCGCTTAAAGGACGGGATTATTGCGCTATGCATGGTGGCAAGGCTTTGATGGGTCCACAACATCCAGCATTTCTGACTGGTATTTATTCTAAAAATTACAAACGATTTTCAAATGTTGGCAAAGATCTACTTGAGAAGATAGATACTTTGCGTGACGACCCCGATCTGTTCTCTCTTAAGGACGACGCGGCGTTTATCACGGCCATCATGGATAAACGCGCCGAAGCGGTCGGCGAAGGCGTTGGATTAGATCAGTATAAAAAAGTACAGGCCGCATATCAATTGGCGCATAGCAAGCTCGGGAGTCCAGATTTCATTGATGCTTTTGAATCCATTGGTGACGTACTAACGGAAACATTGGATCAATACACTGCTTCTCGTGACGTGTTGGAACTAATCGAAAAGCGAACCAGCATTGTTGAAGCCGAACAGCGGATGATGCATGCTAAAGCTTATACTCTTGAAGTAGACCAAGCATTTAGTTTGGCAATGCAGGTTTTGGAGATAGTAAAAGACAACGTGCGCAACGCTGAAGAACTGATTGCGATCAGGGCCGGAGTTCAGCGATTGCTGAAGGTTTACAAGGCACCGGGTGAAGATGACGACGTAATCGATGCCGAGGTAGTTGAATGAATTTGCGAGATCTGGAAAAGAATACTCCTAAGAAATTCAAGCAGTTTGCTCGACCTGACAAACCTCTTACCCACGCTTTGCTTGAGGCAATGGATGCCCGCCTTAAGGAAGTGATTGAAACGGGAGATTACGACAGTGGTCGGGCATACCAGATCAATGGAGCTGACTTGGATTACAAAACTTGGCTGCGCACCTATGCGCCTCACGCAGCTTCTTCGGATCTCGGTGCCCACCATCAGCGTGCATGGGAATGGGCAGAAGGACTGGAACCGGGGGTAGCCCCACCTGCTTTGATCGAGTGTTGGTTCCGTGGTGGTGGCAAGTCAACCACTATGGAGTTGATTTCAGCCCGTGTGGCTGTCAAGGGGTCACGTCGTTTTCTGTTGTATGTGTGCAGCACGCAGGAGGCTGCCGACCGTCACGTTACGGACATTGCGACAACAATGGAACGGTGTGGCATTGAAAGGGCTATGAACCGGTATGGATTTTCAAAGGGATGGAATGCGTCAAAACTCCGTACGGCTAACGGTTTCAACGTGCTTGCATTTGGTCTGGATACTGGTGCGCGTGGTGTCAAGCTTGATCATCTACGTCCTGATTTCATTATTCTTGACGACATTGACGAGCTTGACGACTCGGTCAACAGAGTGGAAAAGAAGGTCGCAACAATAACCCAGACGATCCTTCCTGCAAAGTCAAACGACTGCGCAATTGTATTTGTGCAGAACCGTATCCATGCAAACTCTGTAATGTCGCAGGTGCTCAGCGGTGAGTTGGACATGCTTCAAAACCGCGTCCAGTCTCCAATTGTTCCAGCTATTATTGACTTGCGATACGAGCCCGTCGAGAAAGAAGACGGTCGCATGGGCTACAAGATTACAGGAGGCACTCCATCGTGGTCTCACAAGAGCCTTGATGTGTGCCAACGTGAAATCGACGACTATGGACTTATATCGTTTCTTCGTGAATGCCAACATGATGTTGGTGTCGGGGGTAGGTTCTTCCCTGAATTTCGACAGCACGACGAAAAAGGAAACCCTTGGCATGTGGTTGACACCATTGACATCAAGCCTTGGTGGCGTTTTTGGGCGTCTCACGACTTTGGTACGAACAGCCCGTGCGCATTCATATTGTATTGTTCTGATGATCAGGAAAACATTTATGTAATCGGTGAAATCTACAAGAACGGAATGGTCTCAAGTCAACAGGCAGAAGCCGCGTGCGAGTTGATGGAACAGCACAAAATGGCAGAACCTGTCGACAAAGATGTGCGCGGAGGAGCATGGCGCACACGATTGGAAGCAATTGCTTTTGACTGGGGTAACACGTTTCCTCCAGAAAATCCTGCACAAAGGATTGGTGAATATCCAGTAGAGGTCTGGTGGCGCAAGGGACTGCCTGCTGTACGTGCAGTCAAAGATCGAAAGGCTGGTTGGCGTCGTGTAAAAGAATGGCTGGCAGGCAGCAGAATGAACGATGGAGTCGTTACGCCGAGGTTCAGGATTCTGCGCAATGCTTGTCCAAACTTGATTAGAGAATTGGATGCAGTCATGGCTGACCCGCGTGACCCTGAAGACATTGACAACGGAACTAAATCGGACCACGCGCTGGACAGCCTACGTTATGGTGTTATGTGGCGGGAATATCCGGTGTCCTGTGAAGAGGTCGAAGAGGGCGGTAAATTTGCGCCAACATGGCTCAAAAAACAAAGCCCTGAGGATTTCGTCTAATGTTGATAGCGCAAACAGTATTGCAAAGCTTTATACTAGTGGCATTGATTGTGATTATCTGGCAGAAAAACAGAGAGTCGGCAATCCCATTCGAATTTAAGTTTCCGCGTAAAGAGGATCGGTATCTATAATGTTGCCCGAAGAACTTTTGCAACAACTGATTGGAAATATATCCATGCAGTCGACGGCGCTTCAGGTACCGTCTAACGAAGGCACCTCTGGATCATTTGACCTAGAAAGTTTGTTGTTGTCTGAAAATGACAATTTAGGTATTGATCACGAAAACAAGGATTGGAAAGTCGTTCCCGAAGAGGACGAAGAAGAAGCTAAAAAAGTACGAACTTATGTTCGTGAGATGTTCGAAATTGCATACCGTTCACGGCATGAAATGGAACTGGAATGGATGCAAGCGTTGGCGTTTTTTGAAGGACGTCAATGGTATAGGATCAACAGCCAAGCCAGAAACCTTGCAACTTTGCAAGACCCCGAAGAGCCGAACCGTTACATTACAGTCAATAAAATGCGTCCTCTTATTGATGGGGTTGTTGGCAAACTGACTCAAGTGGCACCAGACGCACGTGCCGTGCCATTGTCAATGAATCCCAAGGACCAGTCGGCAGCCGATGAGGCGAACTTTATTGCTGGTCACTTTACTCGTAAGTTCGATCGGGAAACACAAACAAAAGAACGTGTGCGGTGGGCCTGTGTAACTGGCACCAGTTTTGTAAAGGTTTGGTGGAACGCCAAAGCGGAACAGGTCATGCCTTTCTTTGACATGGAAGGCAATGTCACCGGGTACAAACAACTACCGATTGGGGATGTTGAAGAAGAAATTGTGCCTTGTTTCAATGTCTACATAGACCCGCATGCGCAACAGGATCATCAGGTTCGTTGGCTGATCCATGCATCAATCAAGCCGATGTCGTGGTTTGTCGACAATTATGGTGAAGCTGGAAAAAAAGTAAAGGCAAATGCAACTACAGGGCAGAGCGCAGGATATGTCGATGCGTATTTGGACGGTACGTCAGGTTCTGGAATGGGCTGGACACAGCCTACGTCAGCTCGGCTATATTCCGCTGATCAGCGTCGTCATGCTGCTGTTGTTTACGAGTATTGGGAAAAACCGACGGCCCAGTACCCCAAGGGTAGATACATTGTCTGCACCGATGACGCGCTTCTCTATGCCGGCATCTGGCCTTTCAAAAAGCGGGACGAATTTCCCTTTGTACCACTCCGCTGGCAGCCGCGTTCAGGCACGCCGTATGGGCACTCGCTAGGGTTTGACCTATGCCCTCTGCAACTGACGTACAACCGTATTTACAGTCGCGCTGTAGAGCAGATGGAAAAGCAGAAAGACTACGTAGTAATTGAACGTAAGTCAAAGATTGGCGCAGATGCTTTCAACTCCACAGGCGATGACATCAACGACAAGAATCGTCAGTATCGCAAGATTTATTTTGACATGGGGACGCATGCCCCGCAGATTGTGCGTGCTCCCGGCATCAGTGCGGATCTCTTTCCATTCCTTCAATTTATTGAAAAAGACATGATGGATATCGCTGGGCTGCACGATGTTAGCCAAGGCATGGCGCAAGCAGGAACACCAGCTGAGTCCGTGCGTTTGCTTCAACGTGCAGACAACACGCAGCACAGTTTTGTCAGGGCAGATATTGAAATCTCAATTGCTAAAATTAAGGAATGGGAAATTTCTCTTGTTGAACAATTTGCTGCGGCTCCATACATAGGTTCTGTTGACGATGATATGAATCCCGGCGATCCTGCGCAGCAGGGTGTAATTACTTTCGATGCAATTAGGGAAGGCGGCCAGTTCCGTGTGGTTTACGTCCCCGGTTCTACTCAAGAAGATAGTCCGGATCAAAAGCTACAGAAGATTTCCATATTGCGTCAAATGGGACTGTTTGGTGATCCTGCAGATCCGGAAACGAACGCACTTGTTGTTTCTATGCTGAAGTTGCCAGAAACCACGTCAATCTTGCAACACCTTGCACGGCAACAGCAGAAACAGCAGGAAATGCAAGAGCAAGCCATGGCAATGCAACAACAGCAGATGGAAATGCAGGCAGCGCCAAAGCAGTCATTTGATCCAGAAGCCGAAGCAGCCAAAGCCGAAATGGAAGCTATGAAAATGGAAGGCAAGTCCGAGGCTGAAATTCGAAAAATTCAAGAGCAGAGCAAGGCGAAACAAGAAGACTATGCTGCGCAGAAATTAGCAGATCTTCAAACTCAATTGGCATTGCAAGCAGTTGCTCCTACTCCTTCTCAGGGAAAGCCACGCCCTGAAAGAAAAACTCAATAAATTGTGGTAGATTGGAATTGTGTAAATGTCTGACGAGATGGTGACGCTAACTCCGGACTCACCAGCCGGGGCGACAGACTCATATGGCGAGGCATTGTCCAGCTTTGACGGAACCGACGCCGGGTTCAGTCAAGAAGTGCAAGGGGCGACAGGCACTGAACCTGCTGGCATCGATGTCAACAACGAATCGTATTTGGAGCAATTGCTCGGTATTGCTGAACAACAGCAACCCGGCAATGTTCCGTACGAACGTTTTCGCGAAGTCAATGAAAAAGCCAAAACAGCCGATCAGTATTCTTCTGAACTAGGCGCGTGGCAGGCTGTAATTGACGAATTCAAGCAGCAGGGTTTCAACAGCGCTGCGGATGTTCAAGCTGCTTTGATGGCCCAGCAACAGCAAGCCGAAGAACAGCAGATCCGAGAGCGATACGAAAGCCTGCAGAACGCCAATATATTGGATGCGCAAAGCGCATATGCCCAGCAGGAAGCGGAGATCACAAAGCTCCGTTACGAGCGGCAGATGCAACAGGTGCAACAATAT